ATACACCAATAGTATTATTATACCAAATTTCACCTACTTGTGGATTTGCTGGGTCACTGCTGACCGATCTGATTAGCTGGCCTCTGATTTCTTTAAAGGTTGTCATTCAACCTCCCTTAATTATTCTTTAAAAGCCAACCTTGAGTTCCATCAGTGTATACTAATGTGAAGCCAGCTCTTTCTGTTGCTACTGTTAAATCCGCTGCTGAACCTTGAATGTTTTCAGAATTTCTGCCGACTGTTAAATTATTCGTATCAAAAGTTCCTGCGTAATCTACAAATGAAACCTCATCACCAATTGATGGTGTTGCAGGTAATGTCGCTGTAAATGCTCCAGCGTTTGTATTTACAAAATAACCTTCACCAGCGACCGCTGTAAAAGTTGTAGTCTTAACTGCTTGCCAATCTGTTCCTGCAGCAATTGTTACTGAAGAACCTAGCGTTGCAGTAACACCATTTAATGTAATAGATTTATTAACCAACATTGCATTGGTGACTTCACCTGCTCCAGGTAAAGTTGGAACTTCAGTTACATCTGTTCCATCTGAATATAAAATTTTATAACCTTTATTATCTGTTGCAAAAGCAACACCTGAACCAGAAGATGTTTTGAATGTTACAGTAAATGCACCAGTTGTATTATTATAAATGTAATATGTTTTTTCAATTCCATCTGGAATTGTTACGTTTACGTTTGTGGTAATTGTTCCAGTTAATTCGATAACTGCATTTTTACCATTTGATAATGCACCGTTTGTATAAGTTAAAGTTGCACCGGTTGTTGCATTAAGAGCAACAGATGAATAACCACCAATTGCCTGTTCTAAAATAAGTAAGTTTGTGTTTGTAATCTGACCCCAAGTTCCTGAGTTTTCTCCAGTTGCTTGTACGGTTAGTTTTAAACTAGCTGATGTAGAATTTGCCATATTTTAAATTCCTTAAATTAATTCATATTATTAAATTTATGCAGCAGTGTCAACTTCTGTCCATCCTGATGTAGAACCTTGATTTACCTCAGTCCATGTTGAAGTTGAGCCTGTATTTACTGGGTTCCAGATAACAGTTTTAAGGCTTCCCTCTTGCATTGTCAAGCCAAAACCTGTCAATTCTACTACTGCATTTCCAACGACTGTTACATCGTTTTCTTGCATAGTCATTTCTTGACCAGTAACTTCTGCTATAGATACTGCATCAACGGTACCTAAATTAGCAGATAATGCTTCTCCTGTTAATGATACTGTTACATCAATAATTGCAGTAACATCATCTTCCTGCATGGTTAAATCAAAACCAGTTACATCTACAGGAGTTAATGCATCTAAAGTAGCTGTACCTTCTGCTGCAGTTAATGCTTGACCGGTTAAAGATATGTTTGCAGTTCCTGTTGCAGTGACACTTCCTAAATTAGCTGTAAGTTCTTCATCTTGTACAATGATTGGTCCTACTGCAATTTCAATTGTAACATCATCTAATGCTGCCGTCATTTCTTGGCCAGTGGCTACGGCATCAGGGTCTGCATCTACATTACCTTCTGTTGCAGTTAATGCTTGACCGGTTACATCTATTAAACTGATATTATCAATTGTAACATTACCATCAGCAATAGTTAATGCTTGACCAGTTACATCTGTATTTGCATCTGCAGTTGTTATTACGGAATCTAAAGTAGCTGTTAAAGCTATACCAGATAAGTCAACGTTTTGACTTATAGAAATTAAAACTGAACCAATAGAAGATGATAAAGGAAACGAAGATGATTCACCTTCATTCCATGCGCCTTCACCAAACGCACCTTCGCCCCAAGGTTTATTTTGTAAATCAACTGTAACGTCTTGAGAACCGACGTTCCATGATCCACTTCCCCATGTGTTAGAGCCCCAAGGAGCTGACATATAAACCTCCTGTTAAATTAGCCGGAGATTCTTAATATAGCTGCCGTACTTGTTGGATTTGGAAACTGAATTGTGAACGTTCCAGAAGTTGCAGATTTATCTCCACCAAAATCTAAAACAGCAACCGCTGCATTAGCTACAGTAGCAGATGTATTATAAATCAATGCACCTCTAGCAGTTAAAGTCACACCAGTGAATGATAAGTTTGCAAAATCAACTCTAGCTACACCAGCAGTAATCGACGTACCATTATTAACTAATGCTCCGCCACCTGAAGTGTATGTTCCAGAATCACCTACTTGACCAGTAGTTGTAAAGGAAGTTGTAGCAGAAGTTAAAGTTGCACCTGCGGTATAAAGAGCTAATTTAAAATTATCGCCACCAGTCTGCTTAAAATTATGCTCACCTTCCAATAATTCTTTTTTGAAAGAATTTGCAATCGCTTGTGTTATAGCCATAGTTTATCTCCTTATTTACCTCCGACTCGAGGAACACCTGATTGATATTCATCTCGTCTTCTTCTTCCCATTTGTTCAATTGAGAAGCCTTCAACTACTTGTTTATACTTTCCTTCGTATAATTGCAAGAGATCATTTGGCCCCTTTAAAAAAGAAAATGCTTCTACTAAGCATGCATATAGAAGCCCGTTGGGAAAATTCTGACTTAAATATGTAGTCGTATTACTACTCGATAAACCCTCATCTTTCAAGATATAATTTAACTGAATTTCATAGGTAGAGTCTGGTGTGGGTGCTATTACTATAGTGTCTTTATCCCACATACTGTAGTATTTAGGCTCTCCAGTCACACCGGTTGAATTATATTCTGACATAAAACTTGTGTCTCTATATTCTAAAAAATTTCTAGTAGACCCTGATCCACCATTTACAATCTGAGCTGATCTCACAACTAATAATCCTGATGGTGTATTTATAAATCTTTGAGAAGTAATTAAATTAGCTGTTGCATATCTTCTATTATTATCAGAATCTACATCTCTTAAAATTCTAAATTCTGCATCAGAAATAAATCCATCTACAATAGTAGATGTTAATACATTTGAATCTACTTCTGTATAGTCTCTAATTTTTTGTACTAATTCTGAATATGTCATATTAAGCTGATAACGTTACTGGTCCTGAAGTACAGTTATCTCCTCCTCCGTATACATCACCTGAAGTAGCAGTACTGCTACTTACAAAATAATAATAATTAGTTGTATCTGTTATATTACCACTTGAATCTATTTTGCCAAGTATAATACTAAATCCTGATGCATTATCTATATCAGTTACATTATCAAATGTAGGTATATTTCCAAAACCAGTTGCATTACTTGGTCCTCTAAATCTAACTGTACTACCAGCTGATCGGCCATGAAAAGGTTCATAAACATTTACATAAGTATTGCCAGCATACTTAATTGTTTCAAAAGGATTTGGATTTAATAAAATTAAAACTGCTGGTTCTGTTCTATCTGGTCTTGCAAATTGTAATCCTTGTGGATCTGCAACAGCAGGTTTTGGTTCTAATTGTGGTTGCTTAGGTTCAAATTCTGAAACATGGACTCTTGCACCATTCCATTCAACAACCATTTCTTTATATGGAAAAGCCATTCCACTTCTGTCCGAAATAAATTGTGCATATTTTCCATTTGATTTAGACATTTGGATAATAAGTTTTTGGGGTTATAAAAGAACTAGATGAAGAACCATCTTCTTCTAATGCTCTTTTAAGTTCATCTTCATAAAGTAATTTCATTTGTTGAACAAGTTCTGGTTTAAATTTTTGTGATAAGTAATATGCAAGTCCTGCTACCATACAAGGTACAAATCTATATGGTACATCTGCTTCATTCGTGTAGGCTCCGGCATCTTGGATTCTACTTACATAATAATAATTAATAAAATTTCCTGCTTCAGTAGAGCCAGGTGTTAGATATAAAGTAATAGTTACTTTATCTATAAATCTTTGTACAAAATATTGTGTAGGAGTTCCTTGTTGTGTTTTAGAAGATAGACCTTGATATTCTGATCTATTAATTTTTGTTAATGAAAAATCTACATTAGAAGAATTTCTATAACTTGCTTCTAATATATCATCAACACCATAAACTGCTGTTGCATCTGAAGTGCCATCAGCTGTTGATCTATACATTGTATATTCTGCTTGACCGGCAACTAATGTAATAGAATTATTTTTTACTTCCCAATAATGCAAACCTCTATTAGCCCATTCTTGAAACATTATGTTTAAAGAACGCCTTGCAGTTTTTATATCATTACCAGAATAATCAAATCGACCTACACGTTCGTAAGCTTCAGTAATTATATCATCAATATAAAAACTTGATTCAAAAGTTGTTGTTCCAGAAGTTGCCATCTAGACTCCTATTTATCAATCAATACAGTTGCTTTCGCACTTGTGATTGCACTACAAGTCATTCCACCTTTAAACAGAATTCCATCTTCAGGAAGATTAAATGAAAATACATCTCCTGGAGGAACATCTGCAGTGAATTGAGTACCATCAACATCTTGTAAAGTTACAGATCCCACAGCTGTTGTGCTATTTGCAGAAAGAATAATTCCTCTTAATCTTGTTCTACCAGCAAAAACTTGAGCTGCTCCTGTAATCTGTACCGCTTTTACATCACCTTTAGCTGCCATATTTTTCTCCTTAAAAATTTAAAGGAGCCCCGAAGGGCTCCATAATTAATTACGCGTCAGTTGCAATATCTGCACCGTCTTGTACTCTTTTCCAAGTAGTACCGTCAGAAAATGCATAAGTAGCTGCGTTAGAAAATCCGTTAGCAACGTAAATCATAACACCATCATTATCAACTGCACTTAAAGTTTCTCCTGATCTTGTGCCTGATGCAATCGTAACAGTTGATGCATTAGAAACAGTCCAAGAAACTTTTCCACCTTGTTGTGTATCACCAGCGTTTTCGTTAGCACCACCAATGAAACCATTAAGTGCTACTACTGGTCCTGTGAACGTAGTATTTGCCATAGTTATATCCTCCTAGTTATTTCTACATAGTCTCTAGGCCGTCGACTATACGCGTCTATGCAGAATTTTATGTATAGTGATTATTTTATATATGAAATTATAGAAAAGTGCAAGAAATCCCTACAGGAAAAGATCAATTCCAGTAATGTATAAGTCCTAATTAACCAGCGTAAAGATGAATTTCACCATCTCTAGGATTGGTTCGGACTTGCTCTTCTTGTTGCCTGATGATTGATCTAATTACTGTTTTGATCTCATCACCAATAACAGACATTTCAGCGGTAATTTGTCCCTTGTTTTCAAGAAACAACTCGTTCCATTTAGACTCGAGTTTCAGTTTCTTCG